CATGGACTCTGTGGGTACTTCTGTCGAAGAGGCTGATGAGTACGCCAAGCTAAACAAGCCAGACATTATGTTCATGGACCAGCTAGATAAGTTTCGCATCAGGGGAGAATTTAACCGTGGTGATGAGCGGCTCAAAGAGACGTATGTGTACGCACGAGAAATTGCCAAGAGAAACAAGCTGTTAGTCTGGGCTGTTAGTCAGGCAAACTACGATGCACATGATCGTCAATTTATTGACTACTCAATGCTTGACAACTCACGTACTGGTAAGGCTGGCGAGGCCGACATTATCATAGGCATTGGCAAGACGGGATCAAGCGAAGTTGAGAACACGGTGCGTCACATATGCGTGTCAAAGAACAAGTCTAACGGCTGGCATGGAATGATCAACGCACAGATCGACGTGGAGAAGGGGGTATACTACTGATGAACGTGCTGACGTTTGACGTGGAGACAACCCACACGGAGAAGCGCGGCGGTGGTTACTCGCCCCTGCCGTACTTTGGCAACAATCTCGTGTCCATCGGATACAAGTGGTTGCAGAGCAAAGTGTCCTATGATTGCTACTATCATTCGACTGAACCTAAGTCACCCGCTGCTGCGGAAGGATTTCAACTGGCACTGAATCATGCTGACGTGCTTGTCGGTCACAACATCAAGTTTGATTTGACATGGATACGGGAGTGCGGCTTTACATATGAAGGACATATTTATGATACGATGGTTGCGGAATATATACTCGCCAAGTCGCGAGGTTGGCCTCTTGGACTTGCTGCTCTTGCAGAAAAGTATGACGTTACCCGCAAGGAGAAAGACCTTGTGGAACCGTATATCAAAGAAGGCAAGACGTTCTATGATATACCGTGGGAGATAATCAAGGAGTATGGCTGTGCAGACGTGCTTGCCACGGAAGAGATTGCGTTAAAGCAGTTAGACATTTACGGTGTAACATTTGAGGAGTTGTTCAATGAGCCTAGTGCCGACACTGAAGTTGTCCTTGGAGATGACGAACGCTCTTACGCAGATTGAGCGTAAGGGTCTTCGTATTAATCTCGACACTCTTGCGGACATTCGTAAGCAGTACGAAGAAGAGATGCTTGAGTTAGAAGAGCGACTCATGCAACTCGCAAAGAATGCTATGGGTGACACGCCTATCAACCTGTCTAGTCCTGACGACAAGAGTATGCTTCTGTACTCGCGCAAAGTTCGCAACAAGAAGCACTGGGCACGAGTCTTTAATCTGGGGCACGAGATGCGGGGTGCTACCATGAAACCCAAGCAACGCGTTCGCATGTCCCCTGATGAGTTCCGGGGCACAGTGCGTCGGCAGACTGACGTGGTATACAAGACCCGTGGCGAACAATGCTCTCGTTGCTCCGGAGAAGGCCGTACACGCGTACGAAAGGCTGACGGCACCATAGGTAAGGCGATACGCATCTGTAAGCCCTGTGGCGGCGCTGGCGTCCTCTACGTGCCTACTGGTCAAGTAGCGGGGTTCAAGATCGTTCCGCGCACCACATGGGACACTGCGGCTGCTGGCTTCCGCACAGACAGGCTAACACTTGAGGAGAGACTGCCAGAGTTAGGAGGTGACGCACATGAATTTGTTTCAGCATATACACGGTACAACGCGCTCAAGACGTACATCAATACGTTTGTCAAGGGCATGGAAAACAATGTGGATGATCACGGTTTCATCCATCCCGAATTCATGCAGACTATTACGGCGACGGGTCGTCTTTCGTCTCGCAGTCCGAATTTCCAAAACATGCCACGGGGTTCGACATTCGAAATTCGCAAGGCAGTCGAGAGTCGCTTCGACGGTGGCTTCATTATGGAAGGCGACTACTCGCAGCTAGAGTTTCGCGTGGCAGGGTTTTTGTCCAAGGACAGGGTGGTATACAAGGATGTCATAGACGGCACAGACGTACACTCCTACACTGCCAGTATTATAGGTTGTTCCAGACAGGAAGCGAAGGCTCACACGTTTAAGCCCCTCTATGGTGGCACCACAGGTACGGAAGATCAGAAGCGTTACTACACAGATTTCAAGAATAAGTACATGGGGGTTGCCCTGTGGCATGAAATTCTTCAGGCGGATGCTGTGAAGTACAGGGAGATATCTCTACCGTCCGGCAGGGTGTATGCTTTTCCGGATGCCAAGTGGACTGACTGGGGTACAGCTACAAATCGCACTAACATATGCAACTATCCTGTGCAGGGATTTGCAACAGCAGACCTTCTGCCGATTGCGCTGGTGTCACTCCAGAAAAGTGTAGAGGATGCAAAGCTGGAGAGTGTTATATGCAATACCGTACACGACTCCATCGTCATGGACGTACACCCTGAAGAAAAAGAAATTTGCATAGACCTGATGAAACACGCCATGTTGTCGTTACCCTTTGAAACTTCAAGACGATATGGTATTACCTACGATATGCCAGTGGGCATCGAAATAAAAATCGGAAAAAACTGGCTTGACTTGCAGGAAGTAAATCTGTAAGATCGTTCTACAACCCTAAATTACGAGGTGAAAACATGTTAGGGACAGACGTAATGGCACTAGATGATGTGGATAAACTCGTTCAGGCGTTTGAAGACGGAGACGACAAAGCACTTATGGAAGCCACGGGGCAATCCACAGGTGGTAATCGTCAAGTAGGCTTGCCTCGCTTGAACATTAACTACGATGCGGAAAGTGAGGAAGGCATCTCACTAACCCGTGGATCGTGGAAGATGTACATGGACGGAAAGTTCATCTATGCGGATTCTGTCATGCTACAGGTGCTGATGCGTACCTATGAGTATAGCGTATGGGATCAAGAACTTGGTCAGTTTAGCCAGAAGTCGGTGCAGAAGACTGTGTTGTCCGGGGAGTTCCCTGATAACACTGGCACTAATAAGTGTGGTAGGCTGACCCGCGACGAAGAAGATCGGATGAGTAAGGATGACCCTCGCTACCTACACTCTCGCTCTGTAGTATGCAATCAGGTCATCTACGGCAAGGTAAGCGGTGAGTTTGCAGATGCTGAAGGCAATCCTGTGCTTCTTGAAGACCAGCCGGTCATTGCGTACTTCAAGCGTTCAGGCTTCAAGCCTGTTGCTGACTTCATCGACAGCCTGTCTCGCCAGAAGAAGGTGATGCAGAAGGTTGTTGCGAAGTTAGACACTTCAAAGAATAAGAAGGGCAGCGTCACATTCTGGACGCCCGCTATGACTTACTCTTCTGAAGTGGCGATTACGGATAAAGACAAGGAACTGATGAGGATGTTTGGAGAGACTGTGAAGGCTCACAATGAGACCATCGCTAATCAGTATCGTGAATCCGTTAAGCTTCAGTCCAGCGAAGACGAATCCGATCTTGCTTCGGATTTCGTCGATGTTGACGCAGCTTAAACTTCAGGACTTCCTACAAAACGCAGTTCGGGGGGACGTAAATGTCTCCCCGAATAGCATTGTTCAGTTTACAAAAGACTGTAACGAAGCAATAACAAAACAGATGTCTCGTAAAGACGAGGGCTATCGCATTCGCATGTCTGGACTGGGACGGCCTATGTGTCAGCAACTCCTTGAGAGAGAAGGCAACAAGGAAGAGATGGAGTACAACTCGCTCTTCCGTTTTTTGTTTGGTGATCTTTCCGAAGCTGTTTTGATGCTGGCTCTAAGAGAAGCCGGTGTAGAGATCGTGGACTTCCAACGCGCCGTAGAACTAGAGATTGCTGGTCACAAGGTAAAGGGGACACTTGATGTTATCCTGCGTGACGAGTTCGGTGAAGAAAAGGTCTGGGACATCAAGTCAGCAAGTGAGTGGGCCTTCAAGTATAAGTATACTGGTTCTGGTGGATACGAGGCCATAAAGAACGATGATCCGTTCGGCTACGCTATGCAGGGCTTCCTGTACGCAGAGGCTACGGGCCTACCCTTTGGTGGCTGGATCGTTGTTAACAAGTCCAGCGGTGAGATAGCTATCGTGGAGGTACCTGACTGGTCTCAGGATGACAAAGCAGAGTACCTGAAGGACGCAGCACGTCGCGTCAAAATACTGACAGACCCTGCCAAAAAACCGACGGTCGATTTCAAGGATGAATTCGAAACATTCCGAAAGGATGGTGAAGATGTTCGCACGGGCAACAAGATTCTTGCTAGACAGTGCGGCATGTGTGGTCACAAGAGCGTATGCTGGCCTAACGCTGTGTATCACGACAAGGTAACGTCTCGCGCTAAGAACAAGCCGAAGGTCTGGTATAGTCGCCTCAAGAATAAGGAACTGTGATGCCCTACATCTTTGTGAGAGACTACGACATTGACTTGATGGAAATGAACAAGGACATACGACACGTCTTTGTGGAATCTGTTTTGCAATCCGGAGGGGAAAGAAAGGTGACATACTTTCGTCAGAATGAGAGAGGACTGCCCCTTACTTTGCGTGAGAACTTCTCACCGGACATGGGTTTCTTGACAGCGGATACAGAGACACGAGACATCAAGCAAGTCGAATTAGAATTACAAAACATCAGCAGACTATCTTACAATGGAGCAAATGTTTGTGTGCCGATATTGCCACTGTCAAGAGAACTAGACAGTATACAAAGACTATCCCCAAAACTGGCAGGGTACCTTCTAAAAAGAATGGACTCCATAGGAATGGCACTATGAAAAGTATGGGCGGGTACAGATCACAGTTTGAATTGAATATAGCGAAGTCACTTCGACAGAAGGGCGTTACCTTTGAGTACGAAAAGCACAGGGTCACCTTTGTTCCGAAGCCCCGTACTTACACGCCAGACTTTTACTTTCCTGACACAGAAGTGTTTGTGGAAGCGAAGGGCAAGTTTGACAAGGATGATCGTATGAAGATGCTGCTGGTCAAAGAACAAAACCCAGACCTCGACATACGCATTTTATTTCAGAACGCACGAAATAAAATTTACAAGGGATCGAAAACGACATACGGTGCATGGGCTGACCGTCACGGCTTTGAGTGGTCGGAAGGAACTATGCCAGAGGAGTGGTACAAGAATGGACGATAAGGAAATGCAAGCTACGCTAGAGCGGGCCAGCCTTCTTCCGGACAGGTGGTATCTAATGCTCAAGCAGGGTGATGATGAAGATCACGTAACTATGACTGCTTATGATACCACGGAAGAGGATGATGGAGAGTACATCCCTGCGGGTGTTGTGATCTTGTCGGGTCTCGTTGAGTTGATGGAGTCAGACTTTGATAGAGTCATGCAAGCGGGCCTTGCTCGACTCCAGTTTGAGGCAGAGAAATCAGCCATGATCGAAGATGCTGACGACAGCGTAGATATTCAACACGATCCCAACACCAACATTGTTAAAATAAATTTCGGAAAGACACAATGATCAAAGAGAACTGGCATATAAACAACTATCAGATGCAAGCCCGTGAGTTCGCCGTTTACCCTGACGACATGAAGATAGTGTATCCTGCTCTGGGCCTTGCCGGTGAGGCGGGAGAAGTCGCGGACAAGGTAAAGAAGATTTATCGCGACGGACGTGATGATAGCGAATTCAAGGGTGAAATCGCAAAAGAGATAGGTGACGTACTCTGGTATTGCGCTGCTCTCGCAGATGATCTAGGCTTTTCTTTACAGCAGATTGCAGAGATGAACATCTACAAGTTGAAGTCTCGCAAACTGTCTGACATGATACATGGTGAAGGCGATAACAGGTGAGACACGAGGCGTACATGAAAACGAAAAAAGAAGAGTGGACAGCCAGAGAAGAAGAGATGCTCGACACATTTTATGCGAACAAGCCTGACATGGTGAATTCGCCTCCACACTACAATCAAGCAGGAATTGAGTGTATTGATGCTATCCGTGCTGCAACAGGCGACGGTTACGAATACTACCTACAAGGAAACATAATAAAGTACCTGTGGCGCTACCGATACAAAAGCGGCAAACAAGACCTAGAAAAGGCTAAGTGGTACTTAGACAAACTCATTGAGGAGACGACGGATGAATAATATGCTACCTACCCCCTATCAACAGTTTATACACAAGTCTCGCTATGCGCGTTG